AGATACATGGGGATTTTCTGATATAGAAATTGAATACGAAGTAATATGAAACGTATTGTAATCATTGGAGGTGGCATAGTTGGATTAGCCACAGCTTACAAACTTTCTATTTCCAATAGTAATGTCAAAATTACTGTGTTAGAAAAAGAAAATGATGTAGGTAAACATCAAAGTACACACAATAGCGGCGTTCTTCATTGTGGGTTATATTACAAACATGGTTCACTTAAAGCTAAATGTGCAATAGATGGAATCAAACAAATGACTGCATTTTGTGAAAAATACAATTTGCCGCACGAAATTTGTGGTAAAGTGGTCGTTGCTACAAATCCAATTGAATACATGCACTTGATAGAATTATATAAAAATGGAAATTTAAATCAATTGACTGGATTAAAAATGCTAACTAAAGACGCGTTACAAGAAATTGAACCGTATATTAATACGGAAGCATTTGGTCTATATGTTCCCCAAGAAGGAATTGTTGATTATCAAGCAGTAATTAACAAACTTAAAGAATTACTTATAAATAAAGGACATCAAATACTTTGTGATAAAAAGGTAATTCATATTGATACTACAAGAAAATATGTATATACTGAAGATGTAGATTTTTATACATTTGACGTTTTAATAAATTGTGCAGGATTATATAGTGATCGAGTTGCTAAATTAGCAACTCCAATCAAATCAAAAATTGTACCATTTAGAGGAGAATATTATAAATTAAAAAAAGAATCTGAGTATCTTGTTAAAAATTTAATTTATCCAGTTCCAAATCCCAAATTTCCTTTTCTCGGTGTTCATTTTACAAGATTAATAAACGGAGGTATAGAAGCCGGACCAAATGCAGTTTTAGCTTTCGCAAGAGAAGGTTATAAGTTAACCGATATTAATCTTTTAGATATATGGGATTATATTACATTTAAAGGATTATGGAAATTTGTTTTTAAACATAAATGGATGTGTTTATTAGAATTACGACAATCCATTAGTAAATATTATTTTTGTAAAGCATTACAAAAATTGATTCCTTCAATAACAATGGATGACATTGAATATGCTGGTTCTGGAGTACGTGCTCAAGCTATGAGTTCTAACGGAAATCTTCTTTCAGATTTTGAAATTGTGAATGATGAAAATAATATTTATCATGTTATTAACGCTCCGAGTCCTGCTGCAACCGCATCATTATCTATTGCAGATGAGATTATAAGTCGTATTAAATTATGAATATATTTATAGTAGCAACAATATTAGTTATATGGTTTCATACAGAAGCTTTTGTAGAATATGTTAATTTATTTAAAATACCATATTTTAAAGTTAAAGAATATCTTGCCTCAAAAGAATTGGATTGTAGTTTAACATATCATAGTTATTTACTAAATAAGCATAACAATTTTTTTGTTCGTTTAATTACATGTCCAATTTGTGTAACATTTTGGTTGAGTATTATAGCATCTTTAACAACCAATATTGAATTTATTGAAGCTCCGTTTCTATTTATATCTAGTCTATTGACATATTTTATATTTACTAAATTAGCACCATGAGAATAAATACATTTGGAGAATTTTATATGTTTCTTAGTTCAAATGGATTAAGAGATGCCAATCATGATATAGGTTTATTCTGTTCATGTATTAATCAATATAATTTACTTTGTACGTGTAAAAAAAATGAAAAATCAAGAAAAGGTAGTGAATGTAATTCTCAATATATTCACATCGTAAATAATATTTTACCAACAATAAAATCTCAATTGTTTAAAAACACTCAAGATATGTCAATAGAATTTTATCATAATCAATCATTTATGATTAATGTTATTACTAGATAATAATATACTTTTCCAGTTTTTGACTAATGGACGTATAAAAACAATTTTTTTATCAGTTGGTTGCACGTCGTATCCATACTTTTCACTGTTATTAGCATAAAACGCATATTGCTTCATACATTCTTCTGGATTTTCTCTTGCTAATCGACCCCGTTCTGTATTTTCTTTTTTCCACATCAGAATTGGAATTTTTTTAATTGCATTGCCTTCGGTCATACCTACTTCTATCCAATTGTCAGCTTTATAACATGCACCATTGCGTTGTATATTACCTTTAAATTCAATTGAACGGGTAGGTAGAATAAAGGTTTCCAATAGAATTAACTGATCTCCATACTTAGCTTTCCAACGCTCTACACCATACGTTCTTAACGATTTAAGTGTCATAGTAGCTACATTTGGAAGGGTTATGTTGTCTTGTACTAGACAAAATCTATTGTTATTCGCTATTTGATGTATATGTTCCATTTTTACATCATTAGACCAGCCTATATACTGTTCTCTACATTTTATAGCTAGGGTGCCGCTGCTTAATCCTACAGAACCAATAAAATTGCCGCTTGTATTCTCATATACGAGAAAAGCCAAGCGGCGAGTTGGACTATCTTTATATTTAACGTAACTATGATAGTTATTAATTGTATTCTTGAATAATTGAAATTGAGACTTTTGAGTACATTCAATTAATTTTATAGGATATTCCTCTCTTTGAGCGTTTTGAGACATTGTATAACAGTATTATTAAGATACTCGTTATTCATAAGCTCTTCTTTAGAAATAGCTCTTCCACAACTAATATCTTCCCACTGTAATAAATAGTCTGCCTTTTTTTGTAACTTCGGTTCATTTAACGCTTCATGACTATTAGCAGGTTCTGTAAATATCTTAGGATATTCTGTTTTACCCTTAATATTCACATTGCGTCCGTCTGTTGGAAATCCATATGTATATTTACTTAAATGAATAAATACTCCATTTTTCTCTTTGCGAATATAATCTACTTCGTCTTGTTCATAAAAATCATAACGAATGTCACTTATAATAGCAATATCAATCGGTGGTGCGCCGAATTCAAATTCTTTACTAATTCTATTATTTAACTTATCAATCCAATAACGACCGTTGCTTTGCTTGCGTTTGGCATCACCATACCAAACCAACATATCACGAAAAATTTTTTTTTCTTCCGTGTTTTCTGTGAAAACATCAATGTCAAATTTGTCACTAATGAATTGACGACAATCACTTTTCAATTCGTATGCTAACGCAAATTGCGCCGCATTCAAATTATATTGTGCTTTTAATTGCTTAATTAGTAAATCACAGAATAAATTTTTACCTGCTCTGGCTACTCCCCCTACACCAATATATAACTGTTTATTTTGCATATTATTTTTTTTCCTCTTTACTTTCAAGCATGTTTTCAATTTCTAAATCTGAATGACCATGCATTGAACAAATATAAATTAACTCACTAATACCTTCTTCTGTAAGAGTATAGTGGTCACAATATGCATATGCTTCACGTTTACTAATTTTATAGTGTGCCGCGATTGTTTCTATCAACTGAGCATTATATTTAGGTTTGTTTGCTTTAATCCATTTAACATAACGTCTGCCCTGTGGAATAATATCACACATGAGTTTATAATAAGCATTATCTGGAACTATATCAAAATACTTGGATACATACGCAAGGTTTTCAATAACCTCGTCATCCATACTTAACCCCATTGTAATGATATACTTATTAAAGGATTTTTTATCCTTCTCAGATAAGTTGATATAATAGTTTGGATCTTTAATCTCACGAATATGAGAAATATGATCAAATGGAGTCTTGGCCTTCGTCTCCGTCGAGGCTGAATTCTTTTTCAATGTCGATGTCTTGGAATCGGGCTTTTGGATCTTTGAGCTTTTTGGCATAGAAGTTGTTGATTCTTATACGTACTGCGTTCAACAAAGATAGTAACAGACGTTGGTTATCAAACAAAGTTTTTATATCACTACTGACCTTTTTATCTTTCTCATCACGTTCCAAGTGAGTGTTTATAAGAAGTTCAATTTTATTATTTAATTCAAATATTGATACAACTAAAACTCCAATTAATAATGGAATAGTATATGTAGGAAATAAAAAAGCTATCGCTGATGCGATAGCTCCACATGCAATTGATTGTTTAATATTCATTCTCAGTGAGATCGTCGGTCGCGGGTTTTAATCGCGGACCTTTTGAGGTCTTTTGATGTTTTAGTCTATTAGGCTTATCTTTGCCTTTTCTATAATCATTATATTTGTGACTAGAATCACGACGATATGTTTTACCCATAACTATTATAAATAGTTTAGTTTTTAGGAAGAGTACTAATTATTTTTTGTTCCTTTGCAAATACAGTCTTCAAAGCTTTTAATTGACGACCATTCAATTTTAACTTAGTTTTTCCACTTTGAATAACTAAATTTTTTGCTCGCTTTGCGGTTGGAATTGAAGTTGTTAATGTAAAATTAACTCCTGCGGTTGTGTTGGTAATTAAATAATTTTTATTTTTGTTTGAAGTATACATAGATTTTTATATTAAGTTGTGTTATTTAGAACACGCATAGTCTGCCATAAATCTATGTAAACTTCAAGTTATTTTAAAATACAGGATACTTTTTCTGAAAGTCTCTGATAGCCAAATCTTTATCTTTGAATTCCATTTCCAAATGAACAGTGTCGTCATTTTTATATTCTTCTGGAATAGAAGATACATAATCTGCATGTGCTCTTGGATTGCTTCCATTGGGAATGCTATCGCTGAAATGAAACAATGGAATAACATCTTTAGGCCATGTGCTTTTTGCAAGCTCATATGCTTCACGTGCAGTCAATTTGCCGGGATTGCATTTATGATGCAAATTGTCGTATGTAATAGGAATACCGGTACGTGAATAAATATGTTCATACAATTGCTGAACATTCCAGCTATTAGGCTTGTCTTCATTCTCAAGTACCAAACGAGACTTGACATCATCAGGTAGTGATTCATATACACCAATAAAACGATTGGCGATGTCACGCAAATCGGCACCCAAAAAACAATTCATGTGAATGTTAATTGGACTATTGTAGTCTTTGCTAAGACCAAAATGATTCATGAAGTTAGCATGAGATTTAAGCTCAACAATTGCTTTTGCAGCAACGTCGCTACGTGCAGATGCAGGCACAACAAATTGGTCGGGGTGCATACTGCAACGAACCTTATTGTCTTTGATAAGTTGAGCAATCAAATCAAATTCGCGTTTGATTACGTCAAAGTTATGTGTATTTTCGAGTAGCAAATTTGCTTCTGGAAGAGTTTCCAATGGCATCAAATTGCTACTGATACGATAATTCCAATTATTAGCAGCACAGTGCTTAATAGTTTTGTGAACAACATTGATATTGTTAAGAGTGCGAATAGCAACTTCACGTGCACCATTCTTTTGGCCCAATTTGAAAAATTGGGTTTTTGTCATGGTAGACGATTTAATTTTCTTTTCTTGCAACTCTAGGCTAATGCAACACAAGGATAGTTTTTTCATGGCCGTCACTCTATCCTATGACTTTTTATAGGTCAAGAAAATTTGATCAGTAATAGTAAACAGCCGGACAAGGATTACAAACTGTATTAAATGGACATGTATATCCTAAAAATTGCCATTTCTTTTGTAATGAAGAACTAGATTTTACCCATGTAGCTTTATAATTAATTCCTTGTGTTAATAACACTTTTCTAGGCTCAACGATATATGGAAACATATTTGATAAATTTGTAAAATCATCGTCTGTGTTATATTTGTATAAAATATCACTGCCGTTTTTAACCAAGATAATTCCCATGTCTCCATCAAAAATATCATTTGGACTTAAATCAATATAATTGATATCTGTTTGATTGCGTGAAACAGTTGCTAACTTATCCAAAAATTGTGGAAATCTATTATCTTGTATGAAATTTATCATGACATACTATAAATATAAGCTTCCAATCAAAATATGACTATTTATTAATATAATATGACCGCGTATATACCCAAATTTTTGGATCAGACATTTACAATTATTATATATCCAAATAATATTTATATGTTATGTGATAGTAATATGGAGAAATTAACTCCCATGTATGTTGGGAACAATAGAATTTATCTAGAACAAATGCTCAAAAAAATCAAAGAGCATAAAGGAAAAAAGACCTTACTGAAGGTCTATGAATTTAAAAATAATGAATTAGTTATGAGTAAGCAGTCAATTTTTTATAAATTCTTACCCTTTCAATGAAATTTGAATTTTAATAATTTTATATTCATTTTCATTATACATACCCATATCAAATTCAAACCAAATATTTTTTTCGTCCAAATCAACTTTGACTAGTTTATTGGAAGTTAAATGTAAAATGCCGTAGATGACACAATTATCATCTAACGGCATTTTTACTTTTTTTGCTTTTTTAGGCATTTACCTTGTCGGACACATCGACGGTCTCGTTTTCGGTTTCCGTCTCAGTATTAGTTGCATTACTTGTGGCGTCAACATTGACGACAGTTACAGTATTGTACTGATTATATAGTTGTACTCCAGCAGCGGCTGCTTGTTCTAATACATCTTTAGATACAGGGGTTGTAGTGTATATCTTCTTTGGACGACCTTTTCCACTATGCATTGTTCCGATTTCTGCAATAATACCATTGTCGATTGCGTTCTTAATTCGCACACGCAATGTGATCTTAATAAAGTCTGGATTATGTTCCATCATTTGGTTATTAGTAAAATAACCACTCATCCAGTTTACATGTTGATTTGTCTTATTTTTACGATTTGTTTTCTTAGTCTTAATAGATACGGATTCAGTATTACTCATAATAGTTATTTTATGTTATCGGAGGATTTTACATCCCTCCCATTTCGTTATACATCTTAGAGCAAGAATGATCCGCTGTCAATAAAAAAGCGCACTAGGATTTAATGCGCTTTTGTAAGTATATGGTACCGTTTTATTTATCTTTTGGTTTACGACCACGTGATTTTTTCTCAGGAAGCTTGACTACATGCTTTTGATCCTTCTTGTCTTGTTTTGGATACTTGTAATCTGCCTTTTCTCCTTTAAGGCTGTGTTCTGCTTGTTTTTTAACACCATCAACAGATTTATATGGTTGATCTGGCAAATCGGCGTTTTTCTCTACCATGTCTTTTGCTTTATCACCAACACGTTTAAATACTTCTTCGCCGCCTTTATGTTCTTTATCTTTGTCATTTTCAGCAACTTTATTGTATGCTTTCTTTACATATCCAAGTTCTTTTGATTCAAGAGTTTCTTTGACAAATTTTTTGATTTCTTCAAATGGCACCGCCATTTTTTTTGTACGAGCACTTTGATCTTTAAAATATGTTAAATCAAATTTATCTTCATACATATGTTTCAATTTCAACATATGAGGAGGACATCCGCAAAGATTATAATTGCCAGCGTCATCTTTGGTAATTGAATAACTCTTGTCAATTTTTTGAACTTCGCCGTCTAGCTCTTCCATCATTGCAGCACAAGATTGTTGCTTTTCAGCTTTTAATTCTTGTATCGATTCTACAACTAGCTCACGAATAGCTTTTTTAAGCTTATTTTCACGAATACATTCTGTGATTAGGTTTTTTAATTCTTGTTTATTCATACGTATGTGTATATAAATATTGAAAAATAATGAATCATGCTCATTATTTTGACCTTTTTAACAACAAAAAATCCGGCCAATTAGGCCGGATTTTCTTATTTTATGTATTTTATTATCTAATTGGACAAACTCCACCTTCACATTCCAATCCTTGTAATACATCTCCTGCGGTAACTTGATTTATCGCACTCAATGGCTTTACTTTCTTTTTATTGGCATCATATGAAGCTTTATCAATTTCTTGATAAGGTGCTTGTTTGAATCCATGCTTTTGACGTAACAAGAAGCTTACACTCTTCAAATGATTCTTATAATTGTCTTTCAACCACAATTTGAGAGAATCCAATTCTTCTGGAGTATAATAAGCAGTTACACTAACTGCATTATCACTCCATACTTCTTGTAATTTCTTAACCATTTCCAATTGTTTAATAACATCCATGTCAGATGCTAAAATTGCACCTTCTGGAGTTTCACATGGGAAATAGACAACCATTGTATCATGATTTTCAGTACCATCAAAATTTAATAGATATTCTGTATGATAACCTAATCCACGGCAGATTTGTACCAACGGATCACTACTGCTCATTCGAACAGTTCTCATGTAATATTTACTATATGCAGGATGAACACCGGGAGTTGCTCCTCCAAGCAAACTTAATGTACCACTTGGTTTTACAGTCGTTAATTTAACACTTTCTGGCCATCCACGTTCTTTACTCCATGATTTATCAAATTTACGAAGTTCAATATAACAATCATTCAACCAATCAATTTTATCTAATGATTGACATACTCCGGTTACACCCAAACCAAGACGCATATTCTTATGAACGATCTTATTTGTATCTTCATGTAAGAAAGGCAATGCCGCAATTGCTTTTTGTGACTTATACAATAATTTGGCGCAATCAATCAACTCTTCCTTGGTTGTAATATTATTTAAATACAATTCACATAAATTACAACATTCGTAATTAGCTAAACTAATTTCTCCACATGGATTTGTTCCTACAACATTATCACTATCAGTAGGATACAAATTATTATCTTTCATTGGTCCATCAATAGTACGACCATATTTTTGACTCAATGGTAAATTAAAGAATCCGTATGGTTCGCCGTTTGCATATCCGGTGGTTTTGTTAATTTCATAACCATTGCTCCAGAATTCATCAAGCAAATGACTATAATCATCTACATACAATGTGTTATTACTCATTGCTCGCCAGTTTGGAATATTACCGCTATTCCAATTTTTTGCACGAAGATAAAGAATATCATCTGGATCACCGAGTGCAATTTCAGCACTTCTACGAACATTACCTGCAACTACAACGCTACCAATAATGTTACAAATATCCAATACGTCAATACTACGTAATTTCTTACCTTCACGACTTTGGAAAATTTTGGTAATCTTTTCGATACCATCAACTAAAATTTGTGGACCACTTGCTTTTCCACCAAATCCGTTAATTTTTTCTCCTGCACCACGAACAAGAACTGTGCTGTAGTTAAAACTCTTGCCGGTTACATAAAATGCATTCAATACATTTTCCAATAATTTAACCCATCCTTCACGACTATCAGGTACGATGAAATCGGCATCTTTACTGAAATTATGTGTAATGACAACATCCTTTTTAATTTTAGGCAATTCCATCACATCTTCACGACGAATACTATATCCGACACCACCACCCAACATTAAGTTTTCAAACAAAAACAAAAATGCTTTTGGTTCGTTCATGCTGGCAAACCAACAATTACCAGTTAGAATATTTCCATTAATAACAAACGAATGTGTTTCTGGTACTTCTGCACAATATACTGTCTCAACGTCATCTGTTATCTCAATATTTGTTACTTTTGCCCAGTTGTTATACTCTCTATCAAAATCATTTAATTTTGTTAAATGATCTTTTCGAATGATTAAATGGTGCGGATTATCAGATAGATAAAATTGAATTGACCATAATTCACTTGCAGCATCCTCTATATCAAATGGATTAACATCTCGTTCTAAATATGGAACGGAGGTTCTATACCCCAAGACCGCAGCAATGTCACGCGCATATTCTAGAGTTTGTTTTGATTTATTAAACAATCTAATCGTGTTGTTGGATTTATTCACACTACCATCCGCTGCAATCCAGCCAGCTAAAAATCCAGACAAATATTGCTTATTTTCATCTATGTTTGGTAAAGTTTTATAATAATTTGGCATTCCCGCATATCTAACATGACGAGAGTTTTCAGGATTTACCCATGAAACTCTATTTAGATTAAAATATAATTTACACTCATCGTATGTATTATCAATTAAATCTACATGAGATTCATATCCGTTACACGAACCATCACCAAATACCAATCCATGTTGAATCCCTTGTGGACTCATTTCTTTAGATGAATTTTTACCACGTACAACGGGCACCACATCACCTACTTTAAGGTCTCTTGTAAGAGTTTCATTAGATACATGATTTCTATCTAATACAAACCATCTATGTTCTGGTGTTGCTCTAATAATATATTCGGCACCACCTTTATCTTTAAATGTAATTTTTGTTAATTTTTGTTTACCATATTCTTTAAATGGAGCTTTAACCCATTTTCCATTTTTGGTAACAATTTCAACTTCCGAACCCGCAAGAGTATGTATTTCTTTCCATCCTCGGCGTGTTAATACTTGTGTTTCGGAAGCTAGACAATTTAATAAACTATTCGCGCCAAAGCGGTCCACTGTTGATGTACCCAATTGCCACAACATACGTCCGGCAAAATTGCATTTAAGATTATATACATAATCATATAAACGTTCTGCTTCTGCTTGAGTATATTGCGCTCCTATTTTTTGGGCACCATTTACACAACGTTGAACAGTTTCGTACCATTCCTCGGTTGTACCATCTTCTTTTGTTCTTGCATATGTTCTTTTATAAACAATATATCCAAGACCGTTGAACCCCCAATTGGGTTGTTTGTTTTTATAAGATGCTGCAAATGCATCTGAAATTATATTTGTACTATTAATATTATTATTGTTACTCATAAATTGTTTTACTTCTTTGTCATAACGTGTGAGAAATAATTATGGAAAACACTTTCGTTTGCATGAAAAAAATTTTCATTTAAGAAAATTTTTTTTGCATTTTACAAAAGTGTTAAACTATAATTAGGATTGTCCGTCGTCGTCGTCACCCATGTATTGTTTCCATTTGCTGGCCATGTGCTTTTTCATAGTGTTTTCACCTTGAGCCATTTCGCCAGATAGAGCAATACCTTCATGACTATTCTCATTGAACATTTCAATTCTTCCGCATCCGGTATCCATTCTTGAAGGGAACGTCATACCGTCTGGACCGAAACGATTTTTAATTACGTGGAAACGTGCTGTTTTATTTGCTTTGTCTTGAGTCTTACGAGACACTGACATAATAAAATCAGCAGTCATAATTTTACGATAACTATCACTGATATTAAATGCGGTAAGAATATCTTCTTCCATACCTGCACGATTACTTTGTGATGCACTCCAAATTGGAACTTGCAATTCACCTGCTACACTACGAAGTTCTTCATAGATGCCGCCTGCTTCACTATAACTATTCGCATTCTTTTCAGATTGGAATGGACGTAGAATATCTGCGTAATCGACAACAATCATGTCGATTTTTGTTCCCAATGTTTGAATACGTTCAGCATGCAACTTCAAACTATGTGCGCTGACAGTCTTCAATGGAAAATATTTAATAATCAATTTGCCGGGAACCTTTTTAATACTTTCACGAACTAATGAAACATTATTACGAATGTTTTGGAAATCGATATTGGTAAAACAACTGTCATAACGAAGACCAACATAATTTTCATTAAGCTCCAAGGTAAAATGCAAAACATTCTTTCCTTGTTTCATTGCTTCAGCACCCAAACGTGCTAATACCCAAGATTTACCGCTACCTGCACATGCAGTTACAATTCCTAATTCACCGGCTGCAAGACCACCATCCATGATAGTGTCCATTTCTAACCAGTTGGTTTTGATGGTGTTACGAGCCATGACACTCATACGAGTTTCAATATCAGTCATATAATCATGACCAATATTTCGCTCCATACCAGCTTTCATAGCATTATCAATCAAAGATTTAATCTTGTCATAATGACCACCTTCTAATAGATCGCTACTATCCCAAATTGCATTCTTCAATTTTTGATTCTTACAGAATTCAAGAAATTGTTCTTTAATAAACTTAATATCACTATCTGTGATTTTTTGAAAAATCACACGTAATTGATCTCCGATAGACTTTTTAACATCCGCATCAGTGATGAATTGATCCATCTTAATTTTAAAGACTTCTGCTGTTGGAAGTTCTTTATACTCCATGTAATACTTTACTGCTTGTTTAACAATCCATTGATGTTCATCTTTTTCAAAAGATGTAGGATCAACAATATCACTAATTCGTTCCATGAATGGCTTGTCACTCACTAACGAACCGATGCACTTTAGTTGGAACTCAACTCCAAACTTCTGCAAGTTATCAATTACTTTCTTCATATTTAATGTATAATAGTTTCTAATTCTTTTACGTTTCCTCTACGGTCTATTACTCTATCTTATAAAAAGTACGTATACAACTTTTTATCATTCTTCATTTATTATATAATGAAGTTGTTGACACGTCCAAATGTCTCGGTGAGCCAGAATTGATAATCGGGTAAACTGCTCCACATTCTATCTTCTGTAAGCAATTGACTAAACTTTATACGATTGATTTTATTGACAGGTTTATTAAGAATTTCATTTACTCTTAATTGGGTAAATGATTGTAGTTGTGTGTTTTTTAATTGCATCAATTCATGATTACGTTCCATGATAGATTTATTTTCAAGAATATTATTGTACAATTTGTACTTCTTCTTGTTTGCTTCACAATGTGAATATATATCGGCTAAACTATATTGTGTATGATCTTTAAATTGAGGAAAACATTTCAATACAGTTTTTAATCCGCTTCCTTGAATGCCGTCGATATTATCACTGTCATCCCCTGACAAAATTCTATAATTTAAGAAATTTTCACAACTGATTCCATATTCCATCAAAATCTCACCGCATCCATATAGTTTCTTTTTTGTAGGACTCCAGACTTGGATTTTGTCATTTACAATTTGTAAAAAGTCTCTATCCGAACTCATGATATAAACTTTATTACTATCTTTAAAATAATCTTGTGCTAGATATGCAATGGTATCGTCCGCCTCTACATGATCTACGCTCATGACCGTAATAGGCAATGTTTCCAAATATCCTACTACACGCATCAATTGGACTTGAATATTTTTATCCTCTTGCGCATCATTCGTTAATTCTTCATAACTACGATTATAACGTAGTTTAGTTACTCGTTTATCTTTATATTGAGGATATATTTTACGACGTTTCATGCTGCCGCCGTGACCATCAAATACAACTACAATGCGAGTTGGATTTAAAAGTTTGGTGGCATAGCCAACGCTTTGTAAAAAGCCAGCTATGCCACCAACATGTAATCCATTATCATTTAGGCTTGGTACAGCCATGAACGATCTAAAAAATGTATTTAATCCATCCACTAATAACACTTCGCTATTAAATGTTCTTTCTACCGGTTTGCCTTCGGCAACCATGTTTTGAAACATTGAGTAAATTCTTTTGCGATCACTCGCGGATAGATCATTTTCCATAAATTAGTCGTTTTCTCCATTACCAACAACATCTTCTTCTGTGCTTACAGTGGCATCAGTTTCGATCTTGCTATTAGGATCTTTGTATTTCATAATTACTGCATCACAGATTTTCTTATAGATTTCATCTTTGATAGCAGGTTTTTCATTTAATACCGTTACAAAATCCTTGCTAGAGAATACCACTTCTGTCCCATCATCTGCAATATATTTTAATCCTGCACTTCCCGCAGGTTTGACGTAATTATATTCCTTCAAAACCTTAAGCCAGCTTGCATAATCTGCAATTCCAGAATCAAAGTAAATATCAAATGATGCTTGACGTTGTGGTGGTCCCATACGATTTTTGATAACGACTGCTTTACATTCATTACCAATGACTTCTTCACCCTTCTTTAATTTACCTGTATTGTTCAAACGAACACGAACGCTACAGTGATATGCTAATGCTTTTCCACCGGAAACAACATATTTGTCACCGAATGCCATTGCATTAATATTAACACGTAATTGATTGGTAAAAATAATTAATACTTTTTGACGACCAATCATATTGGTAATTTTACGCATTGCTTTAGAAATGATGATTGCTTTTCCAGTTGCATAACCATCTTTTCCATGATCGCTTTCCAATTCTGCTTTTGTTGATGCCGCAGCAACACTGTCAACAATAATTGTTAATAACAAATCTGGGCTGTCTTTACGAATATACGCAATTGCCTTTTCAATACGATCAAAAATTTCTTCTACAGTTTCTGCTTGTGTATATAGAAGTTTCTTTTTTGATAAATCAACACCTAATGATTTCCAAAATTCTGGTGCAGCAGCATTTTCAGTGTCAATGTAAATTGCTTTGCCACCTTTCTTTTGTGTATCTGCAACAATATGTGCGCTTACTAAGCTTTTACCGGTTCCTTCTAATCCAGTCAATTCAACAATACGGCCAACTGGCAATCCTCCATTTGGTCTATTGCTAATTGCTAAATCTAAAATAGATGAACCCGTACTAACCCAATCCGTAATATTTGATGGATCTTCATGTTCATCCAAAAAATAAGCTACTTTGCCACCATCTTTGTTTGCTTTATTTAATTCATCCGCCAATCCTTCCAATAATTTATCTTTGGTGGATTCTACTTCTGCATTTATATGTGTTCCTGTTTTCTTTTTCATAATATTTTCTATAACGTATCATTTTTTTGTTTAAATTTTAAATCCAAAAAAAAGGATGGCGATAGTTTATATCACCATCCTCATTTTAGCAATTTAATTTATTTGCTATTTCCAAACAATTCATCCAAATCAGCATCGTGATCGCTGTTTGATTTGCTTGCAGCAGCACTTGGAGAAACTGGTTCCAAAGCTTCTTCATCAATCACACTATTTACGGTGCCTTCAGCGGCATCTTCATGTGGCATGATATATTTGAGGAATACTTCCTTCAATTCATCATAAGTTGGTTCTGGAAACAAAGTTAATATATCAACTTGGTTTTCAACAATATGTTTGTTTGCAGCATCAATTGCTGGACTTGAATTACGTTTTACAGTAATTTTAGTTTCAGGCAACTTGGTTGCAGTTTCGTGCTTATCCTTGAATACAATTTCAATATCGGTACCGTTTTGGAGATCGGTAATGTCACCGTATTCTGGATTGTCGATGATACGTAATAGTTCTTTGAAGACAGATGCTCCAAATCCCCAGAAGCGTACACCCAATTGCTCTTCACCACGTACAATAATAGGAACATAAGTACGTGCTTTTGCTTCCCATTGACGACCTAACTTCCAGTCATCACCACCGGCTCTCTTCATACGATTGCTCCATTCAACGATAGGATCTGGACGGCCAAAACTATCTGGACTCAAAAAGCTACGATTGAAGCCCTTTTCATCTTTAATGTTGTAGTGGAACTTTAGTTCGATAAATGAATATCCCGATGGGTCAAACTTGTATGGGAGGATACGAAGTACGTGTTTGTTTTTTGGTTTCCAAATAAGAGTCTTCTTATTGTTATCGTTGGAAACTGAGCGCATGCTCTTCTTAATTCTTGCTGGATCTAATGCCATAATTACTAATTTTTTAATTGTTAATTGTTAAATATGTATCACATGTTGATGTGAGTCACACGACTCATACCTTCATTTAATACACCTATAAGTATAGGCGAGTTTTCAGAAAGAACAAGAAATTCTTTCATATAAAAACATCAACACGAATATAATAAGTGACTCAAGATATAATATCTACGAGCTTAAGAGAGATTATTTTAACACTGACTTCGCTGGTTAAAATAAGTGAGTTTCTATAAAGTTCCCAGTTGAGTTGAAAACTTTTATCAAAAGTACCGCTGTTTTCTTCAGTGATCAATCTATTCATACCATTCAAGGTATATAGAGTGTTATAATTTTTCTTTCGATGAATAGAGATTGTACTGGGAAATTTATTTAAATGACCAACTCTACAATCAACATTGTAAGTAATATACTGTTCAGTTACATTTTTAACATTGCAAAATACAAAAAATTTGTGCTCGATAACTGTATAAAATGAATTAATTTTTTTAATTAATTCTACACAGTTAGTTGCCGTGGCAAAAGTACAAAGTAATTGTTTTTCTCTGTTTAACATGGCAATATAAGTTGAGTGCCTCTATTATCAACATACCATAAACGACCTACTTTAACTCCTTCAGATGTGTACCAAATATTATCTTTTTGATAAAATCCAAAACTGACCGCTTCTTTCAATGTATATTCAGTCTTCAACATCTTTTCAATTGCCGCTCCATCTACTGTTTTTTCTTGGGGACTGCGATTATCAGTTGAAATTTGTTGAGGAGTTGATGTTGCAGGATTAATAGTACTTGTGCTTTGTGAAACAGGTGCAACAGCAGGTTGTGGAGTTGTTGCGGATTGTGCCGGTGCTGCCGCAGGTTGTGCAGCAGGCTGTGCAGCTTGAGATTGATTTGGATCAGCAAAAATATTTACCTGTGATTTCTTAGGATTTTCTTCAAAATGAGTTCCACGTGATAATGCACGTTGTTTATACTCAGGTGAAGGAAATGTAACAAGTAATCCGTTTTTGTTATATGCTTGGCGATCAGGAAACTTTCCAGTCTCTGCTAAAATATTACTTGCAGCAATCGCCTGTTCTTCGCTAATACCTTCTTTAGCAAGATATTCACGAAATAAAGCCAAATGATCATTATTTCCAATATCAAAAATACCGGAGTCTAATCTAGGATCAACGGCAATTTCGTCCAAAACTTTGTTATAGATTTCTTTCATTACATATAAATATATGAAAGAAATTCATTATTATAGACTTATTACAGACATTTCATTGTAATTATCACCGACATAACACTTTACAGGAAAACGACCACCATATACCATCAACTTTTTAATTTGTTTGAATGTCTCGACTCCATCGTTTGCATACATATCAAACAACACACTATCATATGTATATAAAATAGGCTTTGTTAGTTTGTTATTCATTTGCAAATAAATATTTACTAACGTCAACATTTCCATATTATATTCAGTTTCAGATGCTTGTAGAATATAATTAAATAACTTATTTGGATTTGGTGATTCTATGTTGTTATTAGAAATTTGACGTTTAAATACAGGGGTCTCTACATAACCATAACTTTGGAAATGTTGCCATCGATGATTAATGTATTCTGTAATCTTGGCAAAATATGGAATATCCTTGTATTGATCTGGTATGTTGCCATACATCAATTGGAATGTTATATTCTTTGCCGATTTTATTTCTTCATCAGTTAGTTCGTCTTTTTTAAAATAATATTTACCAAGATAATTGTATGTATCGTCAGGTAATTTATAATGCACAAGTTCCGCAATCAAATGCGGATGATATGCACTATAATCTACCATAAATAACTTACCTTGCTTTCCATAACGACTGATAAATGATGCACGACATCCATCGTCTTTTTTTAGTGCAGCATAATTAACACCACCAAATCGATTACTTGGACGACCAGTAGCAGTAAATAAATTATATTCCGTATAAACAAAGTTATCTTTTAATTTAATATTCTTCTGTCCAAAATATTTTGTAAATATTTCTGGATTAACTTTAATGCCGTTTCCTTCCATCAATTTTAAATTTTCGATAACTGATGTATTAAGTTTGTTAAAACTCGGATCAAGTTTGATTGTACGAAGTTTATTTGCAACACTATCCGTCATGTGATCAAATCGCTCAACATGTTTGGATAATGGAATTGTAAAATTAATGTCACTATATTCTTTATATAGAGTACGACAGAAAGAATGTGCATTTGTATCAAATTCAGCGTAATCCTGAATTTCTCCACGTTCTAAAAATTCTACTAAATTGTAATCATATAAATTACTAATATTTAGTAAATGAGAAAATTTCTTTTTATCAAATACCCACTTCTTTCCTTGAAAACTATTAAGATCAGAAATTAATTGATCTTTATCAATTGCAAACGCAACATCAGGATGTCCAATAGAAATTGAATAATAATGGTAATTTGATATATTTTTTACAAACAATAAACATGCGGAATCGGCTGCGGAATGATAACGATCATCACGGCCAATACATTCCATGATGATATCACTATTGCTATTATCTTTAATAAATTGCTCGTAGTCAGATTGACTTTCAATGGTCATTCTAACACGATACTTTAAAACCTAGTAACCGTCAACTTTTTATAAAACGGCCATATTGAGTATAGTCTGTGACAAATGATTTTAAATTTGATATAATTTTAGATGCATTGTTTAATGCCGATAAATTAACTTCGTAAATACCATATTCGTATAATTTACCATTTTTATACACGTTGCGTTCAGTGCCAATTAATTTCCAATCTAACATTACTTTTTTATACAGTGTTTTTGAAACATCTAAATAATTTGATTGATCAACTTCAATCACATTTGAGTCATTAATTTTCTGAACAAAATATCTTGTTACAAATCCAGCACTGTAATCATTTGATGTAACAGTAAATATATGAGGAATTGGATATATGTATTTAACAATATCCGATTCTCCTGTAATTTGATTATATTTATTTATATCAATCATACGACGTTTTTAATTGGGTTGACAACAGTTGAGTCATACGCAGATTCCCCATCAGAAAAATTGACCTTTCTTCCTCTAATTGGACGAATTCCTGCTTTAATTGTTGTAGTCCAATCACCATTTTGAACACTGTGGTTTACATCAACAATTTGAAAAATGATATCACTTTCGCTATATGGCTTTGGTAAATTTTTAATACTAAAACATTGAAAAGTACGTAATCCAGAAATACCTTGCAATGTCAATTCACATGTAAAGTTAGGTTGTTGCCCACCATAAATATTTGTATTGTTAACAAAATCATCGTCACTTAAAATAGTTAATAATAAAGGAACACTAGGTAATGCCAAGTTGTACACTTTATATAATGTTTGTGTTGGCACAGATACTGGAGTTACCGGACTATACATACCCGTCGCAATCGGAGCATAAACAGGACGATTATATTGTTTCAAACTAACAAAATATGCATTATTTACTTTTCCATATTTTTGTAATTGCTTGATTACATCAGATGATTCATTGATCAAAGATTTATTTTTATCTGGTTCAATTTCGTTAATTCTTAAACGATCTCCATAATAAAAATTAGGCAATTCAGTTGATACCGCAGTTCCAGTATTATTTCCTTGATTATTACTACTTCCTGCAATCACTTGATTTGCTTGTGCGCTAGACGGAGTTCCACTAAAAGTAATACTTTTTACAATGCTATCAGATGAAATATCAAATTGATAAACATCATCAAAAATATTTTTTGAAATGAATTTTTTATCAATAATTGTTAATTTATGTTCAGATTCTACAACGTCAAAATCCCAAAATCCTCCTACTGCACCAGTTATTTTTTCTAGAATAGTTTTTAAGAAATCTTCTACTGTTTTAGAATCTTTTGATGTATTAATAATTAAATTAATATTAACATACAAATCTTTTAGATATCCATATCTACCTGCATCATATACAGTATCACCTTTTTTATAGTTTTTATATTGTGGAAATGAATAGTATCCTTGTTCTATTTGTTGATTTGGACTATTATATCTAAATCTATTGATAAAACTATCAATATCATCACGATATGCTCCGCGATTAACAACTTGCTTATCAGTATTTTCAGCAAACCCGGTAGCAAATGTTTTATAAAGTACTTTATCATAAGGATTTGCAGATCCAGAATTTATTGCCTTTAATCCTAAACTGCCAACTGGAGATGAATAAGTTTGAGTTTGTAATTGATTTTTATTTGCCGCCGCATTTATTTTATCTTCATTTGAATCTGCTTGGCGATCTTCTTTATCTAACCAATATCTCCATCCTAAATTAAATTTAGGTGCTTGTGCATTTGGTACGAGCATGATGCTAG